TGCGGCTTTGATCGCATCCTCAGCAAGGATCGAACAGTGAATCTTAACTGGCGGAAGAGCAAGTTCTTCTGCGATCGCTGAGTTCTTAATCTCGCCTGCTTGCTCCAGCGTTTTACCCTTGACCCATTCGGTAACGAGAGACGAACTCGCAATAGCCGATCCACAACCGTAAGTCTTGAATTTTGCGTCCTGTATGATACCATCTTCAACCCTTATTTGCAGTTTCATCACATCGCCGCAGGCCGGAGCTCCGACCATGCCGGTTCCCACATTGATATCGCCAGCGTCCATCTTGCCCACGTTTCTGGGATTTTCATAGTGATCGATTACTTTTTCAGAATAGGCCATTTGACACTCCTTGAGTTATTGTAACACACTGCACAGGTATTTACAACGGATTTTGGTTATTGGCGGCGTTTCATTGCGGCCTTGGCATTGCTATCTACCACGGCTCTAGCCTGATCCACACTCATGCCTGTTTGTGCTTCGGTATCGCCTTTGAAACGTACCACACCACTGTTTGGCTCCAAGGGTTCAAGTATGTTGCTGAGAGGTTCTTGGCTGATCAACTCGCCCAGATTGTCGGGTGTGACGTTGACTCCAACGCTTTTGGCTGCTTGGATAAAAGCGTCCTGGCTGATCTGTTTGCGTGCTGATTCATCCTCGGCACGCTTGGATAAGAACTTGCTCAGTGCAGCAAGTCGTCCAGCATCGGGTTTGGTTTCAACAAACTCACGTATTAACATTATCTGCGGGCACGACCCAAAGACGCGGCTGGTGATTCAGCGTCTGGTTCTTCAATGTCGATATCAGTGGCTGTGATTTCTTCTTCGCCTGGGGCAGGTAACTCAGCAGGCATTTCGCCTCCGAGTCCGGCATCTGCACCCATGTCAGCGCCAGGTACCGTTGGTGCTTGACCAGTTACCACACCAAGTGCGGCTTCTAGTTGTTGTTTGGCACCTTGCAAGTTTTGTAGCAAGCCACTGAGTGCAGCCGAGGCATCGCCGTTGAACTGTGTGGCTTGATTCACACCAACTTCGTTCTTGATCTGATCTACCAGGGCTGGCAAATCTTTGAACTGCATGGCCGACACTTGTTCGCTCATCTTTTGTACTTGGTCAACCATGTCCTGGCTGGCCAACACTACCTGAGCCTGTTGGATTTCACTAGCTTCTTTGAGACGTTGTTTGAGACTGCGACGTCCTTCCAACATGGCTTTTTCTTTTTGTATGGCCGCTTTTCTGGCTGTGATTTCTTGAGTCTGTTTGGTCAACTGTTTTTCTTCATCGTCAAGTTGACGCTGACGTTGTTGACGTTGCAAGGTCATAGCGGCCTGTTGTTGTTGAGGAGTTTGCTGTGGTGCAGAACCTGCGACAGGAGCTGTGGCTTGCGTTGCCAGAGCTTGCTCCATGACTACCAATTTTAGATAAGCAGGATTTTGTTCACTGCTGTGGAATTGTGGAGTACGGCGATGTTCTGCGATCATGAAACGCACACGCTTGAGCATACCACGTGCCTGGGCCGGCGTGATAGCATCAAATTGAATGGAATTACCAAAGTAACTTTCGAATACTTTAGCGGCTTGTTTTGTTGGGCTGATTACGGCCAATTCGTTGAGTTTCATTGTCAAATCCTCGTTGTTGAACATATTTAGCCCAGTTGACACATTTGGCTAGTTGATTTTCCAGTTGTTTTTTGTGTATGATCTTGCTTTCTAACTTGGTCAATATGGTTTCTCGAAGGCTTGGATTTTTGCTGCGATCTCCAATGGCAGCTCGGGTAGCTATGTCATGCGTCAAACAGGACAATTTTTGATCTATTTCCAGCAACTCTCTGGCTGTGTTAAAGGCTAAGTTTTTGTCGGCTATACACCAGCTGAGGGCCGACCGTGTAGTGCTGAATGTGCCCACTTCTGTGGCTGAACAAAACACGCGGTAACCATACTGTGTGGGTTGTATACGATAGCGATCAAACACTTGGTAGACACCGTCGTCGCTTTCGTAGATCACATTGGGCATGATATCGCTAAATTCCTGGCGAAACAGGCGTTCAATTTTTTGTGAGGTGATCATTTTAATACGTAGTGTGTGACGAGATATATTGTGGTTGCTACAAGTGCGCCAATGATGCCCACACCCCAACCGATGAGTTGATCTGTGCGTTTTTCGCTCATGCGTTGAACCATGTCATGTATTTCACGCAGGAGAGTGTCCAAGTGGCTGATCTTGCCATCCACATGCTCAAATCTAGCTTCCAGCTGGTTGTAGCGTTCGGCACACAGTTCCACGTGTGCTTCTAGACTTTTCTTTTCGATTTCTGTGGCTTCGCTCATGATCAATTATTTATCGGCAAAGGTGCAAACCAAATGTTCTGGCGATCCCCGGTTGTGATCAAGTAAGGTTCTATGTCAGGGTCATTGTTGAGCTCGCGCAACATGGGCACACCGTCGGCATCAGCACGCAGGATCTGTGTAGGATCAGATTCTGGCCCATAAGTGCCCTGGGTTTCGGTTTCAAACTCAAACATCCAACGTGTGCCAGTGACATCCAGCACTGGATCAGTCAAGGCAAACAACTGTGTGCGCAAACCCAGTATCTGCGTCAAAGTTTCCCAATTACGCTGTTGATTGCGGCTGCGATTCCAACTGTCTGTGTCATGTATCTCTTGTCCGGCACGATCTCTAAAAGGCATGCGTGTGGCCTTGCAGTGTCCTGTGACCCCAGTGGCTGTGATATCAAACCGGGTCTGGCAAGCATATTTCATTTGTTGTTCCGGCTGAGTTCATAGAGTATTTCTACCTGTTCACACAAGTGATTGAGTTCGGCATTGTCTCGTCTGGTGTGGAATATGTCTACCCAGCGTTTCTGTTGTTCCAGTACTTCAAGTTCTTTTTGCAGATTAGGATCTTGCCAGTGAAGTTGTCGATCCTGGCGTCCAGGATTGCGAGCATAAACAGTGCGGCCCCCGTCGGGGCTTTCAAATATGGTTACTTCGGTAATCTTGCTGACTTCCATGGTGTATTTACTACAAAGCCCCTTGCGGGGCCTTGTTTATTGCTGACTTACAAACTTGTTGAGTTCTTCAGCCTTGCTGATCACATCCGTGGTGGATGGGAAATCAGGCAAAGTTGGGAACGGTTTGGGATCTCGCGGCGCAACTTCATTGTGGTACGTTTCACGACTAGCGTGCCACTCTTGCAGTTTGTTTTCGCGATTTTGATACACTGGCGTGCAGAGAATTTCGTTGGCCAGCTTGAGAAGTTCGAGACGGATCTCGTAAGGTGATTTGCTCATGGTATACTCCTTTCTGTGTGTATGTGTGTGTAACACGAGCGTAGCTGTTGCTACAAAAGTATTTAGTATGCAAACGAATGTTCAACAAAAAACCCGCCTAAGCGGGTTTTGTGTCTTATACAATTTGATAAAATCAATTATGCAAGATTTGTAAACGAAGCTGTACTAGTAACGTTACCAGTCGGAACGCCAATAGTTGCTGTATTTGCTGTTTGAACAGCAGCAACAAATGTAGCGGTTGTGAATGCACCAGCTGGGTACACAGCAAAGCTCATCGATGTGGCGTTGGATGCCACTTGGAAAATAGCAACTGTGGATGTTTGCTGAACTGCCTGGATAACGTTTGCAACATACTCGTTAACACCGCCCTGTGTAGCAACGCTGGCGTTGGCTGTTACAGTGAAAAAGTCATACTTTGGACCTGCAAATTGAACTGGGCCTTGTGCAGCAATGTTAGCGTCCTGAGCAACTGGTCCGTTAAGTACGTCGGTTGCGAATACTGGTTGTGATCCGCCTGATACTGGGGTAATAAATGCCATGATAAATCTCCTTAATGTATGGCCTCATTGGGCCTACTTTTATTTATACCATTTGGAGAAAATCAGGAGTTAGGTGACCAAATTTGGGTTGTTTAGGATACGGTTTCCGGCACTGAATCCAAAGCGATTCACCAGCTTGGCTCGAACAGTTACAGGTTTGTCTGGATTTTTAGGATCAGGTATATCGGTGGCTATGACCCAGCCTTCGTGTCCAGGTTCTTGGCGATCCAACTGAGACAGCATGTCCATCTTGATTTCATGCAACAACAAAAATGCTGTAAATGCAGCAGTGATGCCACTCATGTTGCTTCTGGGGCTCTGCAGGTATTCAACTATGTTGTTGTATTTTCTTGGTGTGGTATTTTTCTGCAACCAAGCACCAAAGTCCGGCAGGAGATTTTCATAGTCTGTGGTTATCCTGCTGTTGATGTAGCGTTTGCAAAGAGCTGGCAAATCACTGATCTGTGCGGCACGCAGTTCTGCTGGATTGAACAGACCATCAATGTTCCGGCCATGCTTGGCAATCACACTGCGCAATTGATCTGTTAATTTCTTGTTGGGTGTGACATTTTTGATGTCTTTGACTGTGGGCTCAACCAATAACAGTCCAGGTACTTGTTTGAGTCCCGAGTCCCGTATGGGCTCCGCTGGCGCTCCTGGATCTTTGTATCGTGTGTGTACAGCTATACCAACTTCACTGGCGCCTATTTCCTGACCCAGTCTTGAATCGGCCGGTATGCGATATTCCACAAAGTTGGGTTTGAATTCGTAGGCGCCAGATACCTCCGGCGGCGTTTGAGTGTACAAAAGGTCACCTTGTATGTAACCTTGGAAATTTTTAGGTGTAGCGGCTTCCAGCAGGGGCCATAACTTTTGATAGATGCCCATGAGCTCACCACGTTCACCACCACGTTGTTGCATGATGCCAGCTAGTTGTTGTATGCTGGTGGCACGACCTTCGTAGCCACGAGCAGTGAATCCACTCTTGTCTGTGAGTACAAAACGACCCGATTCATCACGTCCCCAGATAATGGCAGGCTTGCCATCCCACTTGACTGTGGTGGTCTTACGAGTGTCTGAAGCGGCATCTCGCATGATCTGCATGGCTTCTTGTACACCTTTTGTGCCACGATCAAACACTAGATCTTCTATGTGCGGAATCCTGGCGTCGGCTTCCATCAAGGTCGTTTCAATCAAGGGTTGCATGCCCTGGTTCACTATACGGTCTCTCAACTTGGCCAGGAAATGCACATCTGTCACAGGTTGATACAATTGGGCACTTTCTAGGAATGGCAAGCCTTCACGCTTCATGTGTTC